AATTTGCGCATGAGCGAGGAGTCGCGGTTTACGTTCACGGTGCCGCGCTATGCGGAGCTGCTCATGGACACTTACCTGGTGGTCACCCTGCCCACCATTTGGAGCCCCATTTTTCCACCAATTGGGTGCGGCGATGCGTGGCGCCCCTACGAGTTCCGCTGGATTGAAAATCTGGGCACGCAAATGATCAAGGAAATAACATTTTCCGTGGGTGGCCAAATTCTGCAGCGCATGACGGGCAAATACTTGCAGGCGGTGGTGCAGCGCGATCTGAACGGCACCAAGCGCTTCCTCTATGACAGCATGACCGGCAACACCGCGGAGCTGAACGATCCCGCCAACTTCTCGGGGCGCAAAAACACGTATCCCAATGTGTATTACACCCCGGTGACAGCCACGCACCCGCAGGGGCCCGAGCCCTCCATTCGCGGTCGCAAGCTCTACATCCCGCTCAATGCGTGGTTCTGCAACAACAGCCGCACCGCGTTCCCGCTCGTGGCGCTGCAGTACAACGAGCTGCAGATTGATGTGGTCATGCGTCCAGTGCGCGACCTGTTTGTCACACGTGATATCAATTATGCGCCCCATTCTATCAGCAACACCGAACCAATAACGCCCGTGGAAGTTGCGCAAGCGCCCTTCATTCAGCCCAATTTCAACGAACCGGATTATCAATTTTACCGGTTCTTGCAGCCGCCCCCGAGTCCCGACATCGTTGGTGCCAATGCGTATGCTGACGCTGACAAGCGGACGGACTGGAACGCCGACGTGCACCTGCTGTCCACGTATTGCTTTCTGTCGGCCGAGGAGTCGCGCGTGTTTGCGTCCCAGGAGCAGAAGTACCTGCTTAAGGAGGCGTACGAGTGGGACTTCAAGAACATCACGGGCAGCCACCGCGTGGAGTTGCAGAACACGATGGGGATGGTGGCCACGTGGATGTTCCTGTTTCAGCGCAGCGACATCAATCTGCGCAACCAGTGGAGCAACTACACGAACTGGCCGTACATGAACATGATTCCGGACGACGTTGCGCTTGCACCATTTATGCCAAACCCGCCATTAACCATTGAAACTGGATTTCCAAACCCATGCCCAGAATCAGTTGATGAGTACCCTTACATCGGTCCAGGGACGGATTTGAGCGCAAATGACACGGTCTCGCCATCCGGGCTTTTTATAACAAAATACTACAACGTGGAGAACCAGCGCGAGATTCTGCAGCAGCTGGGCATCCTGCTGAACGGTTCGTACCGCGAAAACATGCTGGACGCGGGGGTTTACAACTACGTGGAAAAATACATCCGCACTGCGGGGTCTGCGCCGTTCGGGCTCTACATTTATAACTTCGGAATGGATGCGAGCAACATAACATATCAACCCAGCGGCGCCATCAACATGAGCAAGTTCTCCACCATTGAGCTGGAGTTTACCACGTATCCGCCGCCGCTGGACCCGAGCGCCAACTTTTACACGATTTGCGACCCCGAAACCGGCATCCCCATCGGAGTAAATAAGCCGACGTGGCGCATCTACGATTACAACTATGATTTGACGGTGCTGGAAGAGAGATACAACGTGCTGACATTCATTGGGGGCAACTGCGCGCTCATGTATGCGCGATAGAGATGGAGTGTTTTAGCAACCTCCATTCGGGGTTGCCAACAAAATGGAAACAATGGAAACAATGGAAACAATGGAAACAATGGAAACAATGGAATAATAATATTATAATAATTTAGTATTATAATACTTGTGTTTGCCATTTTCGTGACTTGATTCACAATAGAAGAATGGCTCGCCGCGAAATTAGTCTTAAACACGTGAATTCTCTCAAGGGCACAGGAACAGTAAAGGATGATGATTCGTATTCACCAAGACCGTTCACTGATTATTTAATTCTCATGACAAAAATGTTTATCGGGTTTATTTTATTTTGTTACTTAACCGCAAACAATTATCTGAATGCCCAAGATTTCACTCCAAATGTTTATCCAGTGGGGAAAACATTAAAAAAGATAATATCGGAGACCGGTAAGAATCCATACTGTACTCGGGCAGTTCCCTGCAATGGACTTCCAGTAAATAGCTCGTGGGACCAGTCTAATAAATTGTCCTGGTGGTTTCAGACAACGCAAGAGTCATCTTATCGTGCCATGGGCTGGGCATTGAATAAGTATTTTAACACCATGCAATCGGGCATTGGGGATGGAATTCCGTACAATAACATCATTCCATTTATCAAGTGGTTCATATTTGGATGTGGCACTATGCTTTCAATTGGATTAATAATTCCCCTCATTGTCATGGGGATTTTCATTGTTGGATGGGTTGGAGGATTATTTGCATTCACGAATATGAACCAGAACGGTATAACCCAATTTCTGGGTTTTTGTTTTTCAGTGTTTTTGGCCTTTTGTTTTGGATGGGTTTCAATATTTCCGGTCATTGGTGAATTTTTTCATTGTGTCTATGTATTTTTCTTCAAGCAGCTCGCCCTTGCAAGCAGCAGCAGCAGCAGCGACAGCAATAAACTCAGCGAAGAGTTCACCAAGCGGATGTCAAAATGGATCATGGTGTTTGTCATTGTGGCAGTGATTGTGGCTGCAATGCAATTGCCAGCACTGAGTGCCGGCGTGATTGGAGGCATAGTCTTATTGGCGGCAATGTGGTTCATGAAAAATAAAAGCACAACCAAATCCGCATAAACGCATTGCGCCATTATCATTCATAATAATATCACACCAACGATATTATGATGACATCGCATCAAAGCGCGACTTTACCGCCGATGGTGAGCGTGTGCACCCCCACATTTAACCGCCGCCCGTTCGTTTCCGCCATGATGAAGTGTTTCAACCATCAAACCTATCCCCAAGACCGCATGGAGTGGGTGATCGTGGATGACGGCACCGACCCGATTGAAGACCTCGTGACGTCGCATCCGTGCGTGCGGTATTTTAGGCTGGACGAGAAGGTTTCTCTCGGGCACAAGCGCAACATGATGCACCAAAAAGCGCGCGGCGACATCATCGTCTACATGGATGATGACGACTATTACCCTCCCGAGCGCGTGTCGCACGCGGTGACCACGCTGCTGGACCACCGAACCCGGAAAACGGGGATCAAACTCGCGGGAAGCAGCGAAATGTGCATTTATTTCAAATCAGAAAACCTACGGTTTTCCGAACCTTTCCCTTCAGACACCACAACCACAACCCCAACCCACTGCCGCGGTCAAATGGTGCAGTTCGGCCCCTACGGTCCCAACCACGCCACCGCCGCCACGTTTGCGTTCTGGAAGGAACTGCTCACCGAACTGAATTTGAAATATGAAAATGACGCGTGCCTGGCCGAAGAGCGCGCATTTTTGCGCGGATACACCGTGCCCATGGCGCAGCTGGACCCCATGAAGGTCATTCTCGTGTTTTCACACGAGCACAACACGTTTGACAAGCGCTTTCTGCTCTCAAACCTGGGTCGCAGCGACTCCAACATGCGGGTCAGCGAGAAGACGGTGACGGATTTCATCCAAGACCCGGAGTTGTTGCAGTTCTACATGTGCGACGTGGACGCGGCGTTGCGGGCATACGAACCGGGACACCCTTCCATGAAACCCGATGTGTTGCAACAAATCCGAGAGAAAATGCAGAAACATGCGCAGGCGCAGGCGCAAAGCCCAAGCCAAAGCCAAAGCGAAGCAATTTTGAAAGCCGTCATTGCATTCAAGGCGCCAAATGCAGACAACCGCCGCATGACAGTGGAGGAATTGATACAAACGGTGCAAACCCAGGCTGAAAAGTTGGAAAAAATGCGGGAAATGTGCAATAAAAAGATCCGCGAAAATTCGGAACTGCTGGCCACCATCAAGGACCGGGACGAAGTCATTGCTGCGCACTTGGAGACCATTGAACGTCAAAGCACGTTGCTTGATTCGTCCATGCAAAACCCGTAGAATGATTAATGAATAACAACATTAAGAAACATATAATATTCATGTATATTATAAACCTATTATAAACCAATGCACGGAGGTCGCAAACGCACTTGTCGCCGCAAGGCTCATCGTGGTGGAAAACGGACCTGTCGCCGCAAGGCTCACCGTGGTGGTGGCATGCGAATACCCGGTGATGTTAATCCGCAGTACATAGTCAACCCGTGGTCTTCCACTTCTTCCACTTCCACCGCGGCATGGTGAGGCCACAGATTTGTTGATTGCTCATGTGGATCAACAATCATCGTCATCTGCGTCATCCTGCACGACCTCGCTCGGATACGTGCATTTGTCCAGGTAGCGCTGCATGCGCTGAATGTCCAGTTTCGTGATTTCAAATTCTTCCATGATGTCATCCATTTGTTTCTCGCATTTGCTGTCGCTGGCAAACACGCGCGTGAAAAATGCGAACAAGTCTTTCTTGTCCAACCCGAACTTTTGGCACATCATTTGAATGAACAGCGCATTATTGTATTCGGTGCTGTATTTTGTCAACACTTTGGTGAACCGCACTTCGGATGGATTGAATTTGGGGCGCGTTGCAAACCGTTCGTGGTACAGCTTATTGTTGTAGAACGTTTTAATCAAGGAGCTCATTTCGTTGAACTGCCAGATTTGTTTTTGAAATGTTATTCGGTCAATGTAGTCGGCGAAGCAAATGTTGTCCAGGGCGTCCTTGTAAAACCGGAACGCCTCCATTTGCTGCGGCTGTTTGGCCAATGCATCAACGACGTTTTCGTGCCACAGCAGGCCCACGATGGTGCGGTCCGTTTCGTTCATCATCGCCGAATGCTCCATCAATTTGCACGGCGAATTTATGAGTTTTTTGACAATGGTTTTGCTGTCCTCGTTGTTGGCTTTCGGTTGAAAAATGGTTTGAATGAGCACGTTGTAGAAACTGTC